ATCATGACTAACGATTATCTCTTGTATTGCTCTTGTAAATAACTCATCATACTGACGACTTTTTACCTCATCTAATAAATAAACAGATGCATGATGTAAAGCACCATAGAGATAAACGTCAGGGTGGCGAGTTAAAATAGTATTATTTGTATTAGAATCTGATAATGCCTCAATACGTTTTGAATATACCATTTCTAACGTTAATACTGAATCTGGAGTTGGTGCTAAACGTATTTCTGAACCAATGATTGTATAACCTTGTGGTGTACCACGACTATCACTAGGAAAGTTTGTGTTTAGCGAATTAGGTGAATAATACGTTAGCGTTCTTCGTGGCGAACTATTTATTCTAATAGTTTCAATTTGCCTAAAATCAGTCGGTAATGAAATTAAATCATCTCCCGCAGTTGTAGTAGCTGTTGCTCTATCATGACTAAATCGAGTAAATAACTCACGACTTAAACGTGATTCAGCTAGTGTTATAAAATCTGGAATTTGTGTAGTTAAATCATCACGTGCTAAGAAGTTAGCTATTGATGTTTTAAGTTCTGAAAAATTAGCGAGTCCCATTAGATTTTACCTCCACCCGTTCTAAAAAATCTATTATCAGGGTCATTTAACCATTTCTTCCAGTCTTTTGGATTTTGTTGAATAGTTCCATACTTTTTAACTAATTCATAATAAATTGTAACGGGTATCTCTGCGATATGTTGTTGATGCTTTTGTGTATTACCAATCAACGAACCTTTTTCATATTCGTTACTTTTACGTTTATTATGTTCAAGAATATGGTCAACTTGTTGTTCTGTTTCGATTAAGGTTTGATCACCCTCAAACTTCATCTTAGTTACTTTACCATTTTCTTTACTTATTATTTTTTCCATGTCTTACCCTTAAACTTGATTTTGGACTCATCTTTTTTCTATGTTTGTGTCCTTTAGGTTTGTGTCGTCTTTTCGTTTTTTTCTTTGGACTATATGAAACTTTCTGTTGTCTTTTTGCCATATTTATAGCCCCAACGATTTTCTGATAAATCTTTTAAATTATTTGTTTGTTTAGAAATCTTAATAATTAGATTATTAAATTTTACTAATTTTTTTGTAATAAGCATTTTAATTTCCCCCAATAAAAAGGGGGCTATTACACCCCCTAATTAATTTTTCTTAATTAAATCAATGATTTAAGAAAGGTCAAAAACTGCCCCCATCGATTTTGGAGCCGTAGGTATGAAAGTCATCTCACTGACAATAGCACTCTTAGTTGCATCACCAGTAGGTGCAATATCAGAAACTGCAAAACTTCTATTAGGTAATGCACCCATAGAAATATAATCGTTATCTAATAAATACACTCTGTCGTCTTGCATATGTCTATCAATGACCACGTTTAATTTACCAAAATCGTGAAGATAAAGGCTAACGCTACCCACAATCACCGCATCAGTTGGTGCTGAGGCTGTCATTTCGATTTGATTTGATGCAACACTTCCAGATGATAAACCACTAAAAGTTGCTTTTTTAGATGGCGACAGAATTAACATATCTGGTTCACCCCCATCAACGTAAATTTGCTGTGCCACGTCGTCTACCATAGCAAGAGTCAACGCTCTTGCAGTTCCGTCAGTATGTGTATCAGAGCCATCACCCGCACTAGCTGTGGCGTCCGATGCTTTAGATAGATTCGACACGTAGGTTTCAATCGATCCAAATTTTCGTGGATCAGATGCGGACTTTGCAGTTGACGAACATAATGATTTCTCAATATCACGTCTTTGTTCAATGCCTTTTAGAACTTTTGCATAAGCTGTTTCTCTATCTCTACCCGCTTTATCGACTGCATCTAGAGTCGCACTCACGCTAACTGCTTGTGCGAATATCTGATGGTGATTTGTTGCTAATGTAGTGGGCTGAACATTCGTAAAACTGAAATCACTCCCCTCATTAACATGGTTAGTTGCAACAGCACTTGCGAGTTCTTGCACTTGCCACTGATGTGTTACCGCTTTAGTAGCGATTTTTTTCATATTTGAAAATAAAGGTGTTGTGTCTGGGTCTATACGTGTAATCACGTCTGACAGATCCTCACGCTCACCAACGCTGTCGCTGGTTTTGTAAATTGCCATTTTTATTACTCCTTAAAAGTTAATGTTGTTATTGTTGTTTAGACAGTAAAAAATTTACTGCATCTTCTCTTTTGCCACTTTTTTTCAAGCGATCAAATAATTGTTTGTTACGTCTAGCTTTAGTTTCAGACTTAGTAGTTGGCACGTTGCCTTTAGCCATTTTAGGGGCTTTAGTAACTTTCTTTTTGGCTACTTGATTTTTAGCCATAAGATTGTCATACAACCATGCTTTTCGTAAAATCTGAATGGCTCTACTATCTGAGGCTTGGCTTAACTCGTTATCAGTAAACCCAAGTTTCCGAGCGTAATTAGTAATGCTTTGTTTTTCTTTTGTTGCCACATCACTATTTGTCCATTCTGGAATACGTTCCATAAGTCTAGTTTTTTCAACCTCAAGATTTTTCGTATATTGTTGAACTAAATCTTGTTGTTGTTGTGTTTGTATTCTTTGCTGTTCATCTTTGACAGCTTTTACAGTTGCCTGATGTTTTTCAAAAGCATCTTTCTGACGTAAATATTCAGATGGATCACTATTGATTAAATTAGCATCTGGCTCTGGAACAGGATTACTTAAAAACTGTTCAACTGCTTTAAGATTTTCAGCAAGTGCTTGACGTTCAGCTTGAATTTGCTGTGCATTTTGCTCAAACTGTTTTCTTTGTTCAGCCAAAGTTTGGCTTTTTTTTGTATAGTCAGCCGTTCTTGAATATCCATTCTGAAGTTCTTCCAGAGTTACATCAACGTTTTCACCATTAACTCGAACAGTGTACATTTCTGGTTCTGTTGAAACTTCTTCCTGATTATCCTCAACGTTTTCTGATTCAGTATAATCTACCTCATCACTTTCTACTTCAGTATCACTATCTAGTTCAACATCAGTTTCAGGTGCTGTGGTTTCTTCTACTTGTTGTTCCTGACCTTGTTGGTCAAGATTATTTGATTCTTGTTCGGCATCTGAGTTGTCCGTTTTCGGCTCATTAGCTTTCAAGAGGTAATCGACAGCTTGTTGTCGACTAAAAGTATTGTTAGGTTCACTTCCTGTTTCAGGATTGGTGTTTTCCATAATTCATTCCTTTTGTTAAAAAAATTTTCGTTTATGCAAATTATCTAGTTTTTCTTTAGCGAGTTTTGAGTCGCCTACCAGAATTTGCATTTCTTCACGTACCTTACGCAAAGACTGTAGTAAGAAATAAGAACGCTCACGAACGTCCTTATCTTCTGGCTTACTTTCTGAGAAACCTGATACATATCGTTCCTCAAGGATTCTATAAACTTTTTTAAAAATTGGATTTTCCAGCAAATCTTTTGCTTGATTTCCTTGAGCCATTCTTTGGCGTAAATCCATATCATCATCATTTTGCATTAAATATTATAATTTCTAGGTGCAAGTAGACCACTCATAATTGTACGAGGGTCAATTTGTGTATTTAAAGGTTGTAACATTTGTTGGTTATTCATCATCATTGGTGGTAGTTGTGGAAATGCAAACTGAGGTGGTTCAGCCATCATTTGATTCATTTGCATACCTTGTTGATTTAATTGTTGCGGTGATTGAGCCATACCTCCACCTAACATAGCGGAACGCCCAACTCCTGAAAAATCACCGAGTAAGCCACCGCCTAATAGTTTTCCTACTCCAGCCATTGGCGAATCAGCTATGCCAAAAAGGTTACTTGCGGGTAATCCTGTAATAGCATCACCAAAGCCACCTAATACACCTTTTAATCCACCAAGTCCTGAAAGTAATCCTCCAGCACCAGCTAACGTTGCACCCGTACTAGCTACTGCGGGTAATATACTTGCACCCGCCATAGGTGCTAAAGCTGTCATGATTGGTAACATAATTATCTCCTATAAATTTTGACTTACTTCTTTATTACCAAGAACCTGAGCTTGTCCTCTAAGCTGAAGTTCGGCATTTAATTCGATTTTCTTTAACTCCAAATCTGCCATCATTTTTTCTTTAGCAAGTTGGATATCTGATTCTAATTTTTTCTGCTTGAGGGCTATTTCAGCCTCTGCTTTCATTCTATCAACATTTACCTCTTGCTCTGCCTCACTTGGCTGCGGCTGAATTGGTGGTTGTTGAGATGGATCAAGAAAAAATTCATTTACATTTTTAAACCCAGATAGTTCTAATATTTTGGCATAGGTTTCTCGTAACTGCGATAAATTGGTTAATGGGTTTTGCATACCCAAAGTTGTCAATATTTGTGATTGTACTTCAGCTACACGTTGTAATACTGTAATCTTATCAGTAGCTTGTCCTGTACCTAAACCAACATTGACTTGAATGTCATAGTTGTTTTGCCATTGACGAGGATCAACAGGTATAAATTTATTATTTAAACGAACCATTTGTTGCTGAGTACCATGCTTAGTTGCTAGATGTAAAATACCTAACATTAAATCTTTAACTCCTGTTTCAGCAAATACACGAGCAATTAATTCAATTTTACCCTGACTAGCTGATACAATTTGATTTACTGCACTCGCAGTTGTTGATTGTAAAACTTGTGGGTCTAAACCCATTGATGCTTTGTTTAATCCTGTACGTGCCTCTTTTAAGGTGTCCAAATAATCCAACATTGGAAATGCTTGATTTGCTACTAACGGAGTTGATAAAGGTTGAACAGCACCAATATTCTTACTTCGTATTATACCTCCCGCTTCGTTATTCAGGACATCATCAATATTAACAGCACCATCTTGAACTACCAACCTAGTGTTATTTGATAGATATAAATTATCTAAAATCTGTCTTAGTACAGTTGATTTAATTAACTGAATATCCATTAGACTTTCAGCCACAGATTGACCAATTAATCTATGAGGCATTAGAATTGGACTACAACAAGCGAATGGAATATGATCAAAGACTTCGTTATGCAATATTTCATACGATCCACCGATTGAGCAAATACGTCTTAACTCGCTTATACCATCACCATCTACATCAACTTTGATATACATCTCATGATATAAAACTTTTTTCCTAGAATCATCTAAGGAATCATTGTCAACAGTACCGCCATCAATATCATCAAACCTATTCAGTTTTTCTTCTTCCTGATCTAATTCTTCTCCCGTACCCGCATACTGTAATACAGTTTCATAATCATAACCCATAGCCACTAATTCACCGACAGTCATTTCTCTTCTGTGGCAAACAAATTCAGCATCAGATAATGATTTACAATGACGAGGAATCAAAAATTCTTCTTCAGGTATATTAATTATTTTAATTTCGCCAGATGTTTTCTTACGCTTGATTTTAACATCATAGACCATAGGTATGGGTATGACGTTACCCATTTCATCTGTTTGTTCTTCTGCATCTTCATTTATTGGGCGTGAATCTTGTTCAATGATTTCAATATTGTCATCTGCTGTTAAAATAGTTAATTCATCTAAAGTTAAATTATTGTACGATTCTTCAGTAACATTTTCTGATTCTTCCCAGTAATATTTTACGACACCCAGTTTAAACAACATGGCTGATTTGAACCAATTATGAAATAACGAAAAGCCACTGTTTTGCTCTATAACATAATTAGCATAATGCGAGGCTTGTTCTGCACCCATAACATCTTCAGCTTGGCGAGGTAAAAATTTTACATAATCTTTACTTGATGTAAAAATTCGCATAACAGATGGCATGATCTGTTCAATAACCTCTTGTACATCTGAAGTTACTACTTTTGACTTACCCTCTTGTTCATTACCGAATGGTTCAGAATTATAATAATCCTGTACATCAATACGGAAACTGGATAAGTCTGTATCGTAATAATTTAGAGCATCTTCAACTTCGTTTTTTAAAATAGCCTTGAGTTGAGATTCTTCCATCTTTGGCATAATTAATTCTTTTCTTGTTTGTAAATATTTGGCGAATAGCCATTAATTGTTAGGTTCTTAAATTCGTTTATTTTTTCTTCTTTTTTTTTGTTTTATTCATTTTTTTATTTTTTCCGTACATTATTTTCTCCTTTTTTTAAATGTTGATACTTTGCTTTTAGGGTTTGCTCTTTTACGAGTAACCGCTGACTTAACTTGTGCCTTAGTCATTTTCTTAGCAGTAGCTAACGGAACACATTTTGGATAACCACGCTTAGAACTTTTAGCTGACTTACGTCCACAAGGTTGATACTTGCCTTTTTTCTTAGGACTAGCAATATCTACCCATTTTTCTTTTTTAAACCATTTGGTTAAACCACCTTTAGGCTTTGCCATTATGCAGTCCTATATTTGCCACCACGCTTTTTATAGGTTCTAACTAACCAGCCATTACTATATGCTGAGGGATAAACATCAAATTTACGTTTTGCCTCTGCCTTAACACGTGCATATAGCGAAGGGTTAGTCGGTATAGCCTTTTTCTTTTTAGTGGGTTTTCTTTTTTTAGTCATTTATGTACTTTTTGTATTTTAAATGTAGCTTTTAAACTTGCCCCTTTATGTGGTTTGAAACCACCAGTAGGGTTTTTCATTAGGGTATAACCACTACCCTTTTTCATAAAATGATACCCACGTGGGGCTGATATTGATTTAGTATTTTTCATTTGATAAACATATTGTGTAATAATTCGTCATACTCTCGTAATTCTTGATGTGTATTTCTAAAAGGATAATTTATACCACTACTAACTGCTCTATTAATTGCTTGTTGCTGGTCAACCATTTGTCCGTCTAACAAACTAGGAATTAAAGTTGGTAAACCACTATTCAAACGAGGATCATTAACTTGCATAGTATAAACTGTTGAAATTTTACCATCATTGTCCATAAAATTTCCAGTATTCAAACTATTGTAATGATGCCTAACAATAGGATCACTTGGTGTTGGAAAATTACTAAAAGGCAAGTTAACAAAAAAATTAGGTGTTGAAAATGATTGTGGATTTATAGGTTGTCCTAATAAATTTCTAAAATAATTATTATTATTAAGTAATCCCATAATACTTTACCATTTCTTACAACTCCAATAACGGGCTGAGGTTTTATCTTTGGCAGTATCACATTTGTGTCTTGCCCTGAAACTTTTTCTGCGACCAGGTTCGTTTTTGCGAATCTTTAAATTTGGATCACCAAATGTAACTCGCACCACATTGTCGTTTTTATTCTTTACAAAAACTTGAAATTTTTTTCTACCAAAACTCGTCTGCCCTTTACTAATACGAGTGGGTTTGTTTAATGTTACTTTTCTGCCTTTGTAGGTTGCCATTCTAATTTCTCTCTAATTAAATCTGCTATTGATACTTGTATGCCTAATTCACGACTTTTCACGTGGGCTTGTTTCACCAACTTTTCTTTTAACTCAACAGGCATATTTAAATTATACGTTACAGTGGGTACACCCAACTTATGTGGTCTGGGCATTACGCTGAACCTACACAATATTCAGAAATATCATCATCAACAATTTCAATGCCTCGTAATACTTTGAGATAATCGTCTTTGTCCATCTTGTTGTACTTTGCCATATATGCACCCGCAAATATGCAATTATACATCAAGTCCTCCCATTTGATCTGGGGGTTAATACGTTTTATCTCTATTAAATATTCAGTTATCGGAATCAATGCCGAAAT